TGGTCACCCACCGGATCACCCCACGCATGAGACGCTATGCCTGGCACCGTTTCTTCGAAGCCGCCGGAATCAAAAAAGGCGATTCGCCCAAAGTGCGCAAACGCAAAGAGTCTGCCATGAACCCGGCAGATTGGATGTGGAAAAGGCTCGCCCTGACCCCCAAACAGACTTCACGGGTACATATCCCGCAACGCAAGTTCATGGGGCACAGCAAAGAGTTGCAACAAAAGATAAACGAATACACTGAAAAGGAACTTAAAAAATTGATAGGAGACTTTTAGAATGGAAGAATTATTCAATTTGATACAAACTGCCGTAGCTGACGGCATGCTTGAACTGACTTTAGTGGATGAAGATTACGGGCAACTGCAGACCGACGAAGATACCTACCCGGTCACGTTCCCCTGTGTGCTGATCAGCGTGGACAAGGTGGATTGGGAGACAGTCACCGACGATTACCAGCGTGGAACGGCCCAGATCATCGTGAAGCTCTGCATCGACTGCTTTGATGACACCCATTACACGAGTGGAACGGCCGGTAAGGTGGCGGAACGTATCGCAATGTTCAAGCGGTTGCATGAGATTGTACGGCATGTGGAATCGGAAAAGGCGACGG